TTCTCCTTTCGTTCTTTTTATCTTATATTTGTTTATAAATCAATATTTTATTCTATTTAAATGTTTCTCTTGTTTCTGCTCCTAAAAATGGAGTGCTTCTAGGAATGGCATTTCTTTTAAGTAATTCTGCTAAAATTCTTCTACCTTGTGGTGTTGCATATAACCCAGCTAATGCTGCTGTAGAGTATATACCAGCAGAGGGGTCTCCTGTAGTTCCATAAGCTGCTGCTGTTGGTGCAGCTAGTCCACCTACAGTATAAAATGTAGCTAAACCTGGATTTAATTGACTTGTTCTTAATATTTCTGAACCTTGTTGTGCTGTAATAGACATAGGAAACCTACCCTCTGATATAGCTCTTTCTTGACCTCTTTTTCTTGCTACACTCATTCCTCCTTGTAATAAACCTTGAGGAGTCACTACACCTGATAATAGCTCTCCTTTTCTTTCTACAGAGCCACCACTTTGAGCTTTTTGTGCTGCATTTCTATAAGCTAAAATATCAGGATATACTTTATCTAAAGCTACATATTTAGCATAATCTTCTGCTTTACTAGAGTTTTTCATAGCATCTTTAAATAAATTATCTACTTGCCTCAAAGCATCAGCTCTATCTGAAATCTCAGCACTAGGAGATTTGCTAGTTCTTACTATTTCATTTCTTAAATTAGAATGTACTTCTTTTAAATCCTTACCTTTTAAAGTACCTCCTTCTACATTTTTAAATTTAGAATAAATTATATTTTGTAATTTTTTTTTAACTAATTTAGCAGATTGTTCTGGCAAAGCATTATCTATTATTGCATTAGCTTGTGACGCAAAAGTATCACCATTAGTAATTCGTAATGGTTTTAATACCTCTGTATATGCTTTATCTACTTTACTATTTAATATTTTAGTACCTTGATTTCCTGTAATATTATTTTTTAAAGGTTTTATATTTACAATTTTATTTAGATTATCTCCAATAGCATTTTTAATATTTCCTAATACTTCATTTGCACTAGCTCTACTAAAAGACATAAGGCTTTCTTCTCTAGCTTTTCTAGGTCCTCTGCCTATAATAGGTAATACACTTACAGCTTCTTCTGCACTAGCTGCTCCACCACCTGATACTTGAGCTGGGCTTAATTTTACTCCTTTTTTAATTAGTTCTTTTGCTATGGGACTAGCTTGAAAAGCACTACCAACTGCTGCAAATGGAGCTGTATATGCTGATGTAGTAACTCCTTCTTTTGCTCTTTCTGCTATAGCTTCTGTTAATGTAGCATCTTTATCTGGCTCTGCTTTTCCTGCTCCGTAAACACCACCTAATCCTGTGCTTTTTAAAAATGTTCTAACTGCTGTTTTACCTAAACCTAAACCTCCTGTTAAAGCACTACCTACTATTTCTGAAGATAAAGCTACACCTGGATTATTCTGTTCAAATCTTTTTATTTCTGTTCTTATTTCTTCTAATGCTTCATCTCTATCTTTACCTGCTAGAGAACGAACATAAGATTCTATTTCATCTGCTGTACCTAAAGTTATGCCTTGAGCTACTTGTCTAGTTACATCTTTAGCTGATTGTTTAGTTAAATTTATTGGTATAGTACCACTACCAAAAGGACCTGGTACTGGTATATTTAATTGTACTCCACCATCTACTCTTTGTATAAATTTATCATCATCTCTATCTGTAGTTAAAGATTTTAATTTATTTCTTGAAGATGGTGATGAAAAAAAAGAAGCCATAATTAAATTCCTAACTCATCAAATCTTTTCTTAATGTCTCTAATTTGTTTTGCATTAAAATATTCTAATAAATCTTCATCTTGTAATTCATAGTTTGCAGGTTTATTAGCTAGTATTTTTTCTATTACTTCATTTATTGTATTTAAAACTTGACCACCTGTATCCATATTTTTAATTTCATATTCAGTAAATCTAGGATATTGAGTAGGAGCTAATATTTCATTTGATTTTAAAGTAGGAAAAATGCTTTCTATGGGTTTAAATCTTAATTGACCTTTTTGTCCTAAACCTGCTCTATCTAAATTATATGATTCTAAATCAATATTGTATCGAGATTTTTTTTCTTCTAATAATTTTTGCATAGCCATTTTAACTTTTTGTATGCTTTGAAAAGAATCAACATCTCCCCCTAAATATTGAATAACTCTTTGTGCATCATATTCAGTCATAACACCACCACCTAATACTTCTAATCTGCTAGAACCTAATAATCCTTGTAACTGACCATTAGCTAGTTGCAACATTACTTCTCCTTCAGTTAGCTTATTTTTAGTAGCTAATTGTTTTACAAATGATTTCATTCTTGTAGCAAATCTTTCTATTCCTTGTGGGCTATTGTCTAAAGCTACTACATAATTATCAAGTTTTCTTATTCCTCTTTCTTGTTCTCTTATATCTTTTACAAATTTTACTAAATTATCTCTTTTTATACTTGTTTCTCCTAATTCAGCAGATAATTGTTGCGTAGTTATTATTTTATTACCTTTTAAAAATTCTGCAAATTTATCAGCATTGTGAATATTGCTTATTGTTGTACCTGTTAAAGGTCCTGAAGTAGGAGTAATTAAAAATTCTATTTCTCCATTTACTATTTTTTTTGTTTGAGTTATTTTTCCTACTGAATTTTTAGGATTTTCACTTGATACTATATATTCTGCTTTAAAAGTTTCAGTATCGTCTCCTTGACCTGCTACTCCAGTAATTGTTTCGTTACTTCTTATTGGTCTAAAATTACCATCTTCACCAGGTACTCTTATTTCTATTATTTGTCTAGCTGCACCATCTTCTGTAATAGTTTTAGTTCGTAAAGTAACTTCTTGTAACTTTTCTTCACCCTTATCATCAGTTGTCAATAAACCACTTTGTTCTGGTTTACTAAAAGTAGTTTTACCAGTTTTTTGTTCTTCTGCTTGTAAGTAATTATATACTTCAAATGGACTTCTACCAGAAGCTGAAGCTAACTCAAATAAATCTGCTGCTTTTATATCTTTAACATTTTGTTTACCTGTTAAGAAGTTTGCAGCTTTTGCAAAGAAATTATCTGCTTTAGGTGTTCCCGGTATATTTACTGTTGCAGGAGTAAATACATCTTGTGTTCCTGTATATAAAAATCTTTGGTCTTCTGGTATTCGGTCTAATGTTATAGGAACTGCTTTTGATACTAGTTCGCCATCTTCATTCTTCACAAATTCTGTTCCAGATGTAATTGGACCAATAAAATCTCCTGCTAAAGATTTAGTTTGTTTTAAGGCATCTGCTAAATTAACTTCTTCTATTGGTATACTTTCACTAGATGTAGTTTCATAAAATCTTCCATCAGCACCTACTATTTTACCATCAACTTGTCTGTTAATTAATGCTTGAGTTAATTTAGTATCTGCTATATTTGCTTGTTCTTGTTTTAATTCTGCAGCTTTTAAAGCATTTCTTGACCTAGCACCTGCTAGTATTTGTGCTGTTAATACACCTGCTACTGGTCCTATACCACCTCCAGCAGCTGCTGCATACATAGATGGAGAACCTATAACACTAGATTGAGCTGCTTCTTGTTTAGCCTTTTGTAATAGTTGTTGTATTAATGGGTCTTCTTGTCTTCTTGGAAATACTCTTGTTACTGCCATATTTTATTCCTATTGTTATCCTAATATACTACCTAATGCTGCCATTTGAGCCCCATAAGCTGCTGTTTCTGTACCAAATCTTTGATTAGCGTCAATTCCTTGTGCTTGTGCTGATGCAAATAATGGTGGAGGTGCAATACTTGTTGCTGGTACATTCAATCCAGTTGTTGCTACTTCTCCTCCTCTTGTAGCTGGAGATGGTAGTCCTGTTAATGTAGCGATCTCTGATAGTGGTACTTCTCTTTGTAATAATAAATCTGCAAGTTGTCTATCTCTCATTCTTTCTTGTTCTGCTACACGACTAGCTGCATCACTTATTTGAAAACTTCTTAATCCTGTAGCTCTACCTAATTGAGCATCAGCTAATGCTTGTCCTTCTCTTATAGAATCAGCAGCTACACCTTGTAAGGTATCATTTTGAACCATTCTAAGCTCTGCAAATGCGTTATTATATGCAGTAGAACCTTCTGGTATTCCTGAATTAATTAATTGGGTTCGAAGGTCTATTTCTTGTTGTTGAAATTGTGGTTGTAGCCTGCTTATTGCTCTGTTATAATATGCAGTTTCTACTCTAGTAGCATAATCATCTAAATTTTCCATAGTAGGTATTGTAGCAAAATTACTTCTATCTATTGTTCCAGGTTGTGCAGGTAAGTTAGCCAAACTAAAACTTTCTTGTGGCAATCCACCTAATAGCCTACCTGCAGTATCTAAATAAGCATCTTGTATTTCTACTTGTTTTTTTCTTTGTGCTTCGTATTCAGGTGCTAATGTGTAAGTTTGTAAAAATCTATCATCTGGTAAATCTGTAACTGTAGTCATATCAAAAGGAGATATAACATCAGGTCTATTCATTCTACCTTCTAATCTAGCAGTTTCTACGTTTGCTGCTCCTTGTGCCTGTGCTGCACCTGCATAATCTGGTGCTGGTGGTGGCTTTGGAGGGCTTAATATATTGCCAATAAAACTCATGCTATTTCCTTTCTTAATAAAACTGCTTTTCTTTTATAACCTTTTAATGATTTTTCCCAACCTATTCTTCCTAAAATGTCAACACATTTATATTTTTTTTCTTTTGCATACTTTATAATCTTTTTTTCTAAACTTTTCAAACTATTTAATTCGCCACCTGCTAAACCTATACGCAAAGAATCTTTATACCCTACTGTAATAGCTGCACTTTTTTCATCCATAAATATTTGATAAGTTCCATCTTTTAATCCTTGTTCTACTTCTTGTTTTGTTACATTATCTGCTATTGCTGTAGCAGGTTCTAACAGTTTCCATACTCTATCTGTAAGTATCATAAACCTACCCCTTTTTCATAATATATATCTGTACTATGCCATTTTATAGCTTGAGCTTGAGTACTTGTTCTTATTCTGACTGCAGCGTTCCAACCTATATTGGCAACACTTCTCCAAACTAATTGTGAATCAACACTACCTGCCCATTCGCTTACATCCCAAGTACCTTCATCCCAACTTGTTCCTTCTGTTGTAGCACTTGAAGGTGTATATGTACTTGACCCATCATTAAAGTCTACATCAAAACCTATGCTAATAGGCAAAGAAGCATCAGAAGAAACTATTGGTCTTATAGCTGTATATCTTTTTGTAGTTCCTCTACCTCCAAAATATACAAATGCTGTTTTAGCATCTCCTTGTATTTGGTTTCCAGCATCACTTGTTCCTGTATCTGCTTTATATACAGCAGTTTCTCCACCAAAATATAAATCACCATTTAGCAAACCCCAACAGTACGCATTTTGCCCTGTAAATTTACCCCAAGCACCAGTATTTAAATTTACTACATATTGTATAAATTCTCCTGTAGTATTATTAGGTACATTAAATATACCCATTTGTGCTTTTGGATATATAATTACATCCCACCCAAATAAAGTTTTAAAATTAGATACACTAAAATTTATACTACCACTTATTTTTGCAGATATAGCTTTTCCATAATTAGTTTCATCTTCAGCATACATTTGTGTCAAAGGTATAAAGCCTGATTCAGTTATAACTATTAATTCTGGCCCTACTCTTACTACACATCTTTTACCTATTGGTCTTGCTATTTTAAAAACACCAATCAAGGACCAAGCATTTGCGTTACTAGGGTCTGTACCTTGATATACTGCTACTTCTCCTTCTGAAGTAATAAATGCTATGTAATCATCTGAGCCAGAACCACCATCTCTAGTAAGAGTACCAGCTGCTACTAAATTACCACCAAAGTTAAAAACACTACCTAATGAAAAAGTGGATACTGCACCAGCTACAGAATTTATTGGTAAGTAACCAAAACTTAAACTATTATTTAATATAAAAAATAATCTTTCTTTAAATACAGTAACATTATTTATAGTAGTAGAAGTTACACCAGACAATGTAGGTGTTGCCCAAGTTGTTCCGTTATAATGTCTTGGTGCATCTACTCCATTACAAATAAATAAAAAAGAACCACCAGAAGTAGTAAAATTAACAAACTCCCATCTTGCATTTGATAAACTTGTTAAAACTGGTAAATCTGATGTACTTGCCCAACTCGCTGTATCCCAAGTAGCAGTATCCCAAGTTGAGGCTATAGCACCAGAAGAAGTAACGTCATACGCTTCAGAACCACTAAATGCAAATAATTTATTTGTTGTAGGAGAATGATAAGACATTAAAGTTTCTATTTTACTAGCAAAACCAGTTTTATGATTTGTAAAACCTTTTCGTAAACTTACATCTGTACTACCAGGAAAAAAATTATCTAATCTGATAGCATCAGTTTGTGGCATCAAGTCCACAGCATCTCTTGTATTTAGTCCACCAATAGGTGCAGCAAGAGATGTACTTTCTCCAGTAGGATTAAAAACCATTATTTCTTACCTTTATATCCTGAA